CGACACGAACCTCATTCAGATAGTTCAACAGCTTCAGGCCTCAGGCCTCGTCTCTCAATCCACTTGGCACGGCCTCACGGCAATCCATGCTTTGCTTGTGGTGATTGCCGGCTGGGTAACTCATGCCAACTGGAACAACGTTCTGGCCGCCTGGACTTGGTATAAACATGAGGGCGCCCTCTGGGGCATCTTCAAGTCCGCAATCATCGGTGATTCAAAACCTAAAACACCAGTCGTCGAAAATAAGTGATTTACTTTGGCTCGTCACGATGATAAATATTAAACCGTTACCTCAACATTAACAACACCAACATGAAAAACATCAAAGCATTATTCCTCACGATCACTCTAGCAATCATCGCGTCCGTCTCGGCTCAAGCGCAGTCGACGACGGTCTCGAATCTACTTGGCACACTCAATCTTGGCGATGCGGCCAACAAGTTGTACGCACAGGCTCAGTCCGGTGGTCTTCTTACGGCTACAAACTATGCCATTGAACCCTATCTGACTTATGCACCTCATCTCAAAGCCGGACATACTACTGGCGGTGGTGTGTTGGCCGTGTATAACTTCAATCAGTACTGTGCTGGTGGCCTAGGCGTCGACTACCTTGGTCAGTTCTCACTCGTGTCTGGTAACGTTACCATTCGATATCCGATCAACGTTGGCTCCAAGGTGGATTCATTCCTTCTTGGACCGTTGGCCGGTCTGAAGCCTATGCTCAATCAAATCACGGTGGTTCCGTTCGCTCTGGGTGGCATCGGTACTCCCTGCTCCGGCTCATCGACCTCGGTCTCGACGATCGAAGACGTTGGTGGTTACATTCAGTACGGCAACTTCTGGGGTGGAAAGCTGAATACAGGTATCTGCTATGGTCAATGGAACAATGCCGGCGACTACTCGGGTAAGCGCTATCACGTATTCTTTGGCTGGTCTCACGGATTTTAATCCTTAATCACATCGATCATCAGGGGCTTCTTCGAAAGGAGAAGCCCCTTTTCTTTTCCATATAAATAGATTCCATGAAGAATCAAGTCAGAGTCGCGATCTGGATCAGCAATCATGACATCATGGGTCGTGCCATTCGATTCCTTACACATGGAACCGGTACGCACGCGGCCTTCGTACGTTCGAATGGGCGCATCGTCGAGAACTTCTATCCACATGTGCGTGAACGTGACTTCAAGCCAGGAGAGCTCGAGCAGGTTGAGATCTACACGATTGATGGCCTCACGGCTCAGGAGTCCAAGCGTCTGGAATCCTGGCTCGACGAGCAGATTGCACATCCAGAAGCCTACTCGATTCGTGATCTATTTCGATATGCCTTAAATTGGCCTCCTCTGAAAGGTAATCGCTGCTTCTGCTCGATGTTCGTTTTGAAAGGAATTCGGCTAAACGTCGGCCATCGTAAGCAACCTCTGGCTCGTCTGCCCTATGAAGACTACGCGTCTCCGCGTGATCTGCGGCTCTCTCCGCGCTTGACATTAAATGGCGAATAAATAAAGCTTATGGCCAAACCATCCTCACGTCAGGGACTGATTGACTACTGCCTACGTCGCCTCGGCGCACCGGTACTCGAGATCAACGTCGATGATGATCAGATCGACGATCGCATCGACGAAGCCATACAGCTGTATCAAAACTATCATACGGATGGAGTCGTTCGTAACTTCTACAAGTATCAGGTCACACAAACTGATTTCAACAATCAGTACATTCCACTTCCTGAACAGCTGATCTATGTGCTTCGCGTTCTTCCCATAGGCGTGGGCAACTCGACTCAGGGCATCTTCTCGGTTGACTATCAGCTTCATCTGAATGATCTATATGATCTTCGTCGACCGGGCAATCTGATCAACTATGAGATGACGCGTCAGTATATGTCGCTGATCGACATGGTACTCAATGGCATGGATCAAGGAATCATCTTCTCGCGTCATGAGCAGAAGCTTCATATCGAGACCGACTGGGCTCAACGAATTCCGGTAGGAACCTGGATCGTCGTCGAGTGCTATCAGACTTTGAATCCAGATGATTATCCGACCGTGTACAATGATCAGTACCTGAAGAGGTATGCCACGGCATTGATCAAGCTTCAATGGGCACAGAACCTTTCGAAGTTCAAGAACATGACTCTTCCGGGTGGAGTTCAGATCGACGGCGCGGAAATCATGTCTCAGGCCAAGGAAGAGATCAAGGAGCTCGAGGCTGAGGTACGCAGTGTGTGGGAATTGCCGTGTGACATGTATACAGGCTGAAGACGTCTATGTAGGGTAACCTACATGATATACGTCATTGAGATCTCTCCATAAATAGAATTATGGCACGTAGCGTCTACTTCGGTCAAAATGTACAGAGTGAAAAGAATCTGTATGAAGATCTGATCATCGAATCCATAAAGGTGTATGGATTTGATATGTTCTATCTGCCTCGCGCGATCGTGTCTCAGGATAAGGTTCTGAATGAAGATACGGAGACTCAGTTCAATTCCGCCTATGAGATCGAGATGTACATTGAGACGGTTGAGGGATATGAAGGCGACGGAGTGCTCATGTCTAAGTTTGGCCTCGAGCTTCGCAATCAGCTCAAGGTCATCGTTTCGCGTCGGCGCTGGAATAGTACGGTCGGAACTTGGAATTCGGGCTACAACAACTATCGCCCGTCCGAAGGCGATCTGATCTACATTCCAGGCATCAAGGGTCTCTTCGAGATTAAGTATGTGGATCTGGAAACTCCCTTTCATCAGCTCAACAATCTGCCGGTATATCGAATGACTCTGGAACTCTTCGAATACCGCGGAGAAGACATGAACACCGGAATCGATCAAGTAGATGCCCTGCAGGCCGAGAAGTCCCTGGACTCCTCATACCGTGCCGTTGTAACGTATTCGAATCAGACGATCAAGTTCAACATCGAAGAGCCGATCACTCTAGCCTACGCCTCCGGTGCTACTGGCACGGCCAAGGTAACGAACATTCAATTGTCTGATCCATTGAACTCCAATTCGACGACGACGATCACTTTCTCGGCGCTGCGATTCATGGATTCAACCATTCATCCCCTGGCATCCGGAGTGATCGCTACCGGTATGATCACCGGTGCCGTGGCGACGATCACACACGTCGTGACTTTGACGGATGGAGATGAGGCTCTGAATGATGGAGACATCTCGATTCAGAACAACGCACTCGAGACACGTGCCAACTCCATCACTGACTTCACGGAAGTAAATCCCTTTGGGGAATCGAACGACTCCTGATCATGCTTACTCAGACCTACCATTACAACGCAACGATCAAGAAGATCGTGGCTATCTTTGGTTCGCTCTTCAACTCGATCACGGTCGGACGTGTTGCCGAGAATGGAGTGGTATCGAACGTCGAGCGTTGTCCAATCTCATATGGTCCTAAGCAGAAGTTCCTGGATCGCATCACTCAGCAACCGGATCTGGCGACCGACAAGGTGGCCGTCAAGGTTCCACGCATGTCTTTCGAGATCACGTCGATTCAGTACGATCCCGAGATCAAGCTCAATCGTCTGAATCGCAGTCTACAACCGATTGCAGGAGATACCAATAACTACAGCTCAACCTGGCAGTCAGTTCCATACCTTCTGGGAATGCAGCTCAATGTGTATGGACGTAATCAGGATGACGTGTTACAGATCGTTGAGCAGATCCTTCCGGAGTTTCAACCAGAGTATACGGTTCGCGTCAAGGATATGGAGTATCCCGGATCGATCACGGATGTTCCGATCATTCTGAATTCCGTGAATATGACGGATGACTATGATGGAGCGATCGATCGTCGCCGTGTGATCGTGTACTCACTCGACTTCACGATTCGCGTACGCTTTGGTGGTCCTCAGTCATCTAAGGGTATAATTCGCTTCGTCGAGGTCGGTCTGATTCCTAAGCTCGACACTTCCGTCACGGCTGGAGAATATGTTCATACCGGAGTATCATCGAATCAAGATACTCCAAACAGCTACGTCACCATAACATCAATTGATACCTTTGGATTCAATGAGGGATTCGTTCCGCCAGGTGTCACCAATGCGGATGCGAGCAATACCAGTGTGACGGCAGATTCCATAGACGTCACGGCGGACATGAAATAGATAAATAAGATTAGAAATGAAAAAAATACTACTGTCATTCATTGCCATGTTTTTGTTGATGTTCTGTAGTCATGCTCAGAATATCAATCTTGTCAATGTTGGAACGAATGCCAATGATCACACCGGTGATCCTCTTCGAGTTGCATTTCAGAAGATCAATACGAATTTTTTGAATGTACAATATTCAATGAATAATATCGGGACGGCCACCAACATCAACAACGCGAGCGGCACGAATGTTTCGCTGACCAATCCCAATATCTACGGCAATTTGAATTTCAACGGCACCAACACGCCACCAGTCAGCACGAATTTAGTGGTGTGGATTTCAGTGCAAATTGCGGGCGACACGAATCGTTATCGGCTGGGCTTGGCGAAATAACTGGCGGCACTTCAATTTATGGCCGAACAAGAATTCAGAATCCACATCGTCAGTGATGTCAATAATACCGGCTTCAAATAAGATTGCGAGCGAGTGGCAACGGCCGAATACTCGACGGTCAATCACATTATAGTTAATTACTGATATATTATGAGTCATGATAAACATCTGAGCATTCTGACGGCGCTGGAGAATAATCTTCCAGCGAAGCCGGCTTTGCCATCTGCACCGGCAGTCATGACTCCAGCTCCCGAGAAGGAAGAACTCGTTTCAGATTCCGAGGAAGACTATAAGTTTGCACGTAAGAAGCTAAAGACTCTGATTCAGAAGGCCGAGAATTCTTTGGACAGACTCATCATCGTGGCCGACGAGGCCGAGCATCCACGAGCGTTTGAAGTCTTGACCGGAATGCTTCAGGCCACGTCCGACATGACGGACAAACTCATGGATCTGCAGAAGAAACGCAAGGAGCTCATCATTGGCAAGAAAGCCGAGGATGCACCTACATCTCAGCAACCTGCGACGAATGTCGCCGTGTTCGTCGGCACAACGTCGGATCTGCAGAAACAGTTAGCCTCCGCAACTTCAAGCTCCAACACCACGATCATCGATGCAACGTGTAATTGACAAGTCGAAGATCGGCCTTTCATATCTTGGCAATGCTAATGTCAAGCGTGATGGCATTCAGCAGAATTTCACGGCTAAGGAGATTGAGGAGTATAAGAAGTGCATGGTCGATCCGGCCTACTTCGCTCGAACATATTGCAAGATCATCAACATCGACAAGGGATTGGTTCCTTTCAATCTCTATCCATATCAGGAGAAGATGTTCAAGCAGTTCAATGAGAATCGATTCAACATTGTATTGGCATGCCGTCAATCGGGAAAGTCTGTGTCCGTATCGATATATCTTCTATGGTATGCTCTTTTTCACGCCGATAAGACTATAGCTATCCTGGCCAATAAGGGCATGACGGCTCGCGAGATGCTGGCGCGCATCACTCTGGCTCTGGAAAACCTGCCGTTCTTTCTGCAACCGGGATGTCGTGCTCTGAATAAAGGATCGATCTCATTCTCCAATAACTCGCGAATCATCGCGGCCGCCACATCGGGCAACTCCATTCGCGGTCAATCGATTTCATTGCTTTACATTGACGAGTTTGCATTCGTAAACGATGCGGATACCTTCTACGCGTCAACTTATCCGGTGATCTCTTCTGGCAAGAAGTCGCAGGTCATCATCACGTCGACCATGAACGGAGTTGGTAATCTCTTCTATCGGCTCTGGCAAGGAGCGGTTCAAGGAGCCAATGAGTATAAACCCTTTCAGGTGGACTGGTGGGATGTTCCAGGACGAGACGAGAAGTGGAAGCAGGAAACTATCGCCAATACGTCTCAGGCACAATTTGATCAAGAGTATAACAATCGCGCGATTGGATCTACGGACACTCTTATTGCGGCCGAACATCTGCTGGCTCTGATGGCTTCGATACCAATCGAGACGATTCGCAACGTGAAGATCTATCAGAAGCCGATTGAAGGGCATCGATATGTTGTCACGGTCGACGTATGTAAGGGACGAGGACAGGACTATTCCACTCTGACGGTCACGGATCTCTCGGTTCGTCCGTTCGAGCAGGTGGCTACCTTTCGAGACAATCTGATCTCTCCGCTGATCTTTCCGGATCTCATTGTTGGCGTGGCCAAGCGATTCAACGAGGCTCTGATCGTCATTGAGAACAATGACGTCGGACAGGTGGTCTGCAACGGAGTATACTATGACATGGAATACGAGAACACCTTCGTGGAACGATCTGGAGTCAAGGGAGGCATCGGCGTTACGATGACCAAGAGAGTCAAGAAGGTTGGATGCTCGTTCCTGAAAGATCTGATCGAGGGAAAGAAGCTGACGATTCATGACTCCGACGCGATACTCGAACTATCTACGTTTGCTGCTCATGGAGACAGTTATCAGGCCGAGGGAAACAATCATGATGACCTCGTGATGAACCTCGTGATGTTGGCTTGGTTTCTGACCACTCCATTTGCGGAGCTAAAGGACGGAGAGCTCAAGGAGATGCTCTTTGCGGAATCCGTGAAGGCGATGGAGGACGAGCTGGTGCCAGCTGGTTTCCTGGGAGGAGCAACTCAAGGAGAGGCGACTCGATCAATGGAAGTGTACAGTGAGATGCTCGAGCAGCAGCGCGTATGGGATTCTCTGTGAAACTCGAACTACAGTTGAATATATTGTAAAAGATTCTCATTTTTGAATTCCGCTTTTGCTTTACGTATAGCAATAGAGCGTGAAGGATCGACCTGATGGCCATCCCTGTAGGGGCGATAGATATGATTGTGCTGCATAATTCCTTTAATCGGGTTGTTGTAGAGCTGGTGGATATTGGCGTATCGCGACCAGCATTTCTATTTATGCATCATGAATAGTTGAAAAGTGAAATATAATAAATACGATTGAGTGAGTTAATCCTCTTATTATTCAACTTATCAAACCAATAACTGAAAGGTAACAACTAATATGGCATTCCTTGTCTCTCCAGGCGTTCAGGTTCAAGAAAAAGACCTGTCAAACGTCGTACCAGCCGTCGCCACTTCGATCGGCGCTTATGCCGGTCCGTTTAAGTGGGGTCCTATCGGCATTCCCGTCACGGTCTCCTCGGAAGTAGACCTCGTCACCAACTTCGGTAAGCCCGATGCGGCTCATGCGGTTCCGTTCTTGACCGCCGCAAGCTTTCTTAAGTACGGCAACACACTCAAGGTTTCCCGCTCGATCAAGTCTGACGCGGCAAATGCGATCGCGACCTACATCGCGAACTCCGGTTCCGGATCGTATGTTTCTGCTTCGACGAGCGTTTTGATCGGTAACATCGATCAGTTCAACAGCCTCTCGAGCTCCGCGGCTTCTCCGGTTGGATCCTCATCGTACACTTTCATCGCTCGATATCCCGGCACTCCGGGCAACTCTCTGGGCGTCTACGTCATCACGGCGGCTACGAGCCCGACGGACTCATATGGCAAGCTGTTCGACTACGTGCCGACCTACAACTCGAACAATACGACGGTCGTCACTACGGCTAGCAATACTATCACGGCTTCTCAGAGCACGGTTCTGGTTTCCAGTGCTTCCTTTGTGAACACCGGCATCTCTACCTCAATGTACGTCATCGGCGCCGGAATCTCCACTGGTTCCGCGGCTCGTGTGCAATCGATCTCCACGACCGGTTCAAACTATCTCATCACGCTGTCGAGTTCCTTCATCACCTCAACGACGTCGGCCAAGTTGACGTTCTTCGAACCCGATGAAGTTCACGTGGCCGTGGTTGATATTGATGGTGGTATCTCCGGTACTCCTGGCACTTTGATCGAGAAGTGGCAGAATTTGTCACTCTACACGGACGGTAAGCGTCCGGATGGCACGAACAATTACTATCGTGATTACATCAATCGTAATTCCTCGTGGATCTATGGCAACACTCTCGTCGCCGAGATTCCCAATGCGGACATGTCTTTGAACAACGCGGCATTCATCAATCTGCCGATCACCATGACGGCACTGGCGCACGTGCTTGGCAACTCCAACACATTGGGAATCACTGGTACTCCTGGTGGTAGTGGTTCGGACGGTTCCGTGATCGGTGCTTCCGGTGACATCAGTAATGCATTGAATACCGTGTTCCTCGACGCGGCAACGATCGACATCAATCTGCTCTTCAGTGGCGACACTACTGGTTTGACCGGTCTCAGTGTAGCGGAGCAAACCGTTCAATCGATCGCAAACACTCGTAAGGATGTCGTTGGTTTCATCTCGGCTCCATTGAACATTTGGCAGCAGACCTCCAATTCGCCCAAGCAAGCGGCCGTTCTGGCCAAGTTCAATGATCAGACGGCCACGCACGATTCATACTCCGTGTTCGACTCGACTCCGCTGTACGTCTATAATAAGTATCAAGACAACTACGTCTGGATTCCGGCGTGTGGTCACATGGCTGGTCTCTGTGCTAATACGGATACGGTAGCCGATGCGTGGTTCTCTCCGGCCGGTTACAATCGCGGCAATCTGAAGGGTGTGACCAAGCTGGCCTACAACGCCGATCAGGCCGGTCGTGACGCTCTCTATCAGGCCTCGATCAATCCGATCGTCTCGTTCCCCGGTCAGGGCATTCTGCTCTTTGGTGACAAGACCGCTCAGTCCAAGCCGAGTGCCTTCGATCGCATCAACGTTCGTCGCCTCTTCATCGTCCTC